TAGATTCTAATAATTTACATCCCTTACTTTCTATGTAATCTTTTACATATTCATATGTTAATTTTCTCATAAATTATATCCTTCCTGTAGGTATTTAATAATCCTGATTATAATAAAAACAGAGAGAATTCGTTCAGGATTACGATTTTCGAGCCGTCGCTCTATCTCTCTGTTTATACTACCAAATTTAAATTATAAAAATTGTGTTAATCCCATGATTGTGTCTTCCCAATTATTAATTTCGTCTCCTTCTTTCAATAACTCATGATCAAAAAAAGATATAATCCAATTGGCATAAGATACAGAAGTGTACCTATCTTTGAAGCTCCCAGATTTCTCTTGCAACTTTATTTTTCCGCCAACCAACGTAAGATCTAAATTTATACATTCTGAGATAAATAAATTTGTATTTACATATGGCGATAAAAAAGTGGCATAGGTATCTGAATTATCAGAATCTTGTATAAATTCTGGGACATTACGAATTAAATAATCTTCCGCATCGCCATCAGAAACAAGAAAATTCCATAGTTTCTTTTGTAAGGATGTCCTAAAAGCGTTAGCTATTTGACTATTCAATTCTTGGCTTGCTGATATTGGGAACATAGCAGGTAACGGGTTTAAACTTCTAGTGTGATTTCTTACTAGCTCTTCTCTATATTCACTTTTAATAAAGTCAAAAATTGGGTCAACAATTCCCAATGCGGGATAAGTTATTCCTCTGTCATCACAAATAGTTGGCTCTGTAAGAGACTCCCAAACGCCGATTCCCGCATTTTGCACATCGATACATAAATAGTCGCTTTCAAAATCAAAAAATATATCTTTAATTCTTCTGGCTTGAACTTGAACATCACGTCCTTTATGTGATTCCATATATGTAAGACGACGCTCATATCCCTTACCCAATATAGGTATCATTTGTATACAAGAAATAATACTGTTGTCATTTGCCTTATTTGCCCTTGTAGCGATATCGACAGATATTATTCTTATTTCTCCATCTACCTTCTTTATTTCATATTTATTTTTTTTGCTATAATTATCTTCCCTGAAGGGATAAAAAGCTCGTTTAATATTTCTTGTAAACAATGTTGGTTTAAAATAACTTTTTCCACTGGCTCCACTGGGAATATTATAATATTCTAACTGCACTGTCAGATCATCAGTGTCCTCCATTTCATCTTTGATCATCTTTTCAGTTTTTGTTCCGTTATTAATAACATTCAAATAATCAAAAGCAAGAAAATTTGAAGTTTCATCTCCAGATGCTATCTTTTTTATACAAGAAACAACATATGTATACCAATATTCAGCCTTATATCCAGCAGAAGTTATATAGGAAATAATACCTTCCTCTTTCAAATCTTTATTGTTTTTATACTCATCCTTTTTCATATAAGGAGGCATTCTTACTTCAAGAAATGGTTTAATCACAGACTCTAAAATTTCCTTCGAAACGAGTCTTGACTCTTCTACAATTACATAATTAGCTCTATTTCCGCGGGCCGATTCCGAAGAAGGAACCGCTTTAATTGTGCTTCCATCGTAAAAAACAACTTCGGCATTGTTGGGGTTAATAGTTAGTTTTTCTATTTCTCTATCAACATTAGAATGTTTGTGCCTTAATTCTTCTATTTTTCCAATGATTAATGATCCTTGCTTCAAAGTTTTTGAAACTGTAATTATTTTAATACCTGGATATAATACGGCTAAAGTTAATGCCCAAATAGCAATAATATATGTTTTAGCGGCGGCACGAGCAGCAACAATGTATGCCAAAGTACTTTTTTGTAACGCCCAAATCATTAAAATTTGGTTAGGAAACAATGTTATCCCAAAATAATCTCTTATTAAATAATTGGGATTTCTCCTAAAAAATGTAATCCATCGTTTCATCCTAGCCTTTCTTTCGCCCTCAAGGGTAGAACTTCTCACCATAGTTTTTGGACGAATAAAAGAATCTTGAGAAGACAAATCTTTAGATTGTTGATTTTTATAATGTCTAGGTGATGTGCTCATCTTTTTCAAACTCGCTTTCAACTATTTCATCAACATCATCTTCTGCGTCAACATTAAAATCTCTAGACTGTGTAATAAAATTTTTAATAGGTCTAGTCACATATTTTTTTAAAATGAAATCTTGATTATCAAAATTTGAATACATCTTCTTGTCAGCATAATAATCAGCGGGTTCATTCTCTTCTAATATTTCTTCAAATTTAGAATATCTTTCTTTATTTTTTCCGGAATTAGCCTCGCTTGTTTTAGAGGGATCAACATTAGCTGTTTTCATAAGATCTTGTAATTCTTTTATTAAATTCCCAGGAGCATGTCCCTGAGTTTCTAATCTTTTTTTTCTAATTTCAAGTTCTTTATGACATATTTCACGAATTAATGTCTTTTCGGCCTTTGTATCACATCTATGTGTTCTTTTCCACTCATCAAATTCTTTTTCAAGAAATTGATAATCATCAAAAGACAAATTACATCCCCAAATTAAATCTAAATTTTCTGTTTCAAGCTCTTCTTCATCTGTCATTGACTCTTCTTTTATCATAATATTCGGTTCATAAAAAGTCAAATCTAAAGTAGAATTTTTATCACTAAAATTTTTCTTAGCAGAACTTAAAATTTTGCCTTTATAAATTCCGAATACATTAGAAGTTTCCTTTCCACTTTGTGCTAAAGTATTAAGATGAGTTTTTGTTGCTTCTACAGCATCCTCATCAAATCTAACATTTAACATTCTACAACATCTTAAAAGAGATTTTGATATATTTTTTTCTGCATTATAAATATTGTTATATATTAAATTGCAACAAGCAGAGCACACACTCATGCGCCCATTACCGTCAATATATTCATCGGTAGCAACAAAGAAATCTGTTGGCTTCTTCAATGTCATACACTTTCTACAATACACTTTTTGCTCGTCTATCTCTTTTCTTTTACTCCTAATTGCCATTACACACTCCAAAATTAAAAAGGATTGATATTTAATATTATCAACCCTGTTTTATTTTTATTATTATTTATTATTTTAATTATTGTAATAATGCCGCCAATGCAGCTGTTTCAGACCTTTCCGTTCTTACTAAATGGACACATCCAAATAATTTATTACCAAATAATCTGGTATTCAATCTTTCCAATCCAGAATTCTTCTCAAAAACAACCTTATCTGTTTGATTGGTATCCCCTAAAAACATAATAATAGAATTTTTCCCGACACGAGACACCAGTAATATAACGTGTTCAGCCGTCAAATTTTCGGATTCGTCAACAATAATAATTGTATTGTCAAAACTTCTGCCTCTAGCAAAACCCAAATGTAAAAGTTCAACTTTTCCGTCATCTATTAATCTCATTAGTTCAATTGAACTTCCCAGTAAATCTGCGGCTGGCATTGCATAAGGAAATAATTTTTCATTTATACCTTGAGGAAGCGCGCCCAAAGGAACAGAATCCTTTACCTCAACGTTATTGCGCACCATAACAATTTTATGATATGGCGAATTTCCCTTATCTATAGCATCTAAAGCATAGACAAAAGAAGCGTAGTTTTTCCCCGCGCCTACCACTCCAGTAATTTCCTTGATTGTTATTGATTCATCTTGTAAAAGATCAAAAAGAGCGAACTGTTCGTCATTTATGGGTTTCACCTTTCCAAATCTATAATTTTCAATAAGTTTATATTTAAGTGGAATAAGATTTGACCCATCCCACCTCCTTTTTTCTATAATTTCTCCCCCATTGTTTTTTATAAACAGATATTGATTTATTTCCATATCTATATTATATCTACCTTCATAAAAGGCAGCGATTTGCTCATTTTCTAATGTGATTGTTTTAATTCCGTTATACAGAAGAACACCTCCACAAGATTTATTTTATATTACGAATTAATCATATTTAAATTATATTCTTTTTCAGTGATTAAATTTAAAATTGCATTAAATCCATAAAACTCTATAGCAGCTTCATTGTAAGCAATGGCGGCCAATAACTCATTATCAAAGCTACCAATATGAAAATGTTCCTTATTGAAATCGATGTATGCCACCCATTTGTTTATCGCCTTACTTAATGAAACACCCCTATATTTACTCGAACATTTATCTTTTCCGAACAAAGGTAATTCTGTCATTCTCACAAAATCTATATCAAAATTTAATATAGCATTATCTCCAAAAACTTCTAAAGCTTTTTTATCATATGCTAAGGCAGCATCTTCTTCTTTCACAAAACTTCCTAAATTAATTTTCTTGCCTTGTAACTTTATCTGAGATCTCCATTTTTTATCATCATTATTCCAACACACGCCTACATACTTGCTTGATGATGGGGCATTAATTTGTTTTCTGCCACGACGATTTGTGTTACCCATCCTACTAATACTCATTCTTTTCTTGGATTCTTCAGATATAACACGGTTTCTCCAAGCTTCACTCATTCTCATTCTCGTTTTTTCTGACACAACCACACCATTCGTAGCGTATGATAGCAATAATCTAGTTTCATCAGAAATATTGTAAGAGCCATTTCCACCATCATTTAAATTATAACATTGATTCAGTTCCCTATAAATTTTTATATAATATGTTTCTCTTTCTTTCAACAATTCTAATTCGCATTCCTCTAAAACATAAAAAATAAAATTTTCTTCTCCATATTTATTCCAAGCAAACTGAAAATGCCTGTTGTTATGAGTCCCTTTATTCAAACAATAAATATGTTCTTTCTTTCTTCTACAAATATTATTTGAATAACCTATATATTTTTTATTATCTATAATATTTTCAAAACAATATATTCCACATGTTTTTTCAACCATTCTCTGATCCTTTTATCTCTGATTAAAATATAAGAGATAACGGAAAATTGTCAGAGTCAACTTGTCAAATGGTTAATTACTCCATTCTATTCCGTTATCTTTATAAACATTAAATTTTTACAATAAACTATCATTTCATTACGAATTAATAAGTAAAGATTTTCTTTTATCTTTACTCAATAAATTTTCTTTACCACGAGAAATGCATTTACAATCTTGGCATCGATAGCTTACCCACTTTCCTGCACTTGTAAAATAATGCC